CATCAACCAATCCAGCAGATTTTGCATCCTGGAAATCAGAATCAGTTAGTGCATTAGATGTAACATTAAACTTTGGATAGATTATCCAGAACCATTCTCCAATCCCTGAGCCATAAGGATGAGGTGCACCAGTTCCACCATCTTTTGTTGTTGTGTCGATAAGTTTTGTTACTAATTCTGCAATAGGTGTATGCAACAGATTATCCATTACATTTACATTCCATTGTACAGTTATTAGTTCTGCACCGGTTAAGTCTTCACCAGCAGTACCGTTAACGCGTAGTTTAGTTCCTTTACCTATTGCTGTGTTTGTTGCGCCTGCATCGTCATGATTAATAGGCTTTTCTTTAGGTTCGTTTATATCGATTGAGTATGAATCATATCGTGCACCAGTTGCTGGCAATGCACCAAATGATATCTGATAACCGTTGTTTAGTTGTCCTATGTCTGCAATGTGCAAACTCTCTGAAAGATTACGAAAGTCTATACCTTCTGCTCTTACATTTTCCTCGTCAATATCACCAGAACCCAATGAACCTTCTAATGCGTTCATATTTGCATTCATCTCAGCTGAATCTGTTACTGCATTCTCTGGATAAAACGTTTTTAGTTTAACTTCTGCCATCTTCTTCTCCTATCTGTAAAAGTTATGTAAATATAACTGGCCACCCCAGTAGCAAATAACTACTTGGTCATTACCTTCATTTAAACGGGCTGGTAGCCTCATTCTTATTTCGACTGTGTTTGTACCTTTACTCACAGGAATCATTGCTGACATGTTTGAAGTAAAGAATGGTTGTGCTATAGCAGGTCCATAATATACAATAACACCATTGACTAGTATTTGAAATTGTACACGTTTCCGTGCAACTAGTGTTGTTGTAAATGCTTTATAATACGACCAATACTGAGGCATGTATGTATTGACCTTGAATGTACAATGAAGCATTCCTTCTTCACACTCAATGGATTTACTTTCTATAGCATTGAATGTATCACCTTCATTAATCGGGTCTTGTTGATACACATAGCCACGAATCCTGTTACCTCTTGTGTTGTTATCAGTAATCGTACCGTTTCCATAATTACTGTCTTGATAAGTATCAGCAAAAGGTATATGAAAGTTAGTTGTTCCTAGTTCAGCTCTACCTATTGATTCATTATTAACTGATGCAGCACCAACTGATGAAGCAGGTAGATTATCTCTATCCATGCCACCATTTACAACTGATGTGTAGTTAGAGAAAGCCATGTCGACCTGTCTACTTTCAACAATAGTTTTTTCTTCTATTTGTGTTTTTGTCCAACGATATCCCATTATGTTTTACCTCGTATAGTTTTCTTTCCGTCAACCTGGTATTCAACTGAATAGCCGATAAACTCTAAAGGAGATTGGGTATTTAATTCAAATGCTAACTCTGAAACTGCGCCTGCCGTAGATACATCGTACCTTATTTGTGTCAAAAGTTTATCTTGCCAGAAAGCTACGTCCCATACATAAGCTACATCATCATAAACCGGTTGGTCTTTATGGTCTGCTCTTTGCATTTTCATATCAGTTGCGAGATAAGCATCACCCCAGTCTCTATCTTTATAAACTGTCATTCCAACGTCATTATCACCACGTGTTAAAACATAGAGGTAGATATACTTTGGATACTTTTTAAGTTGTGGCATACCCATGTCTAACCATGCACTTCTAAATAAAGAACTTGGAATCGGTCCGTTTTTAATGTTTGTGCTTACACCTGTAAATACATAGCCTTCTTGTCTTAATCCACTGACTACAAATATTCCACCTTTAGCAGGTGATTCACCAGGTGAAGAAGGTGCACCTGTATAAACATTGTTTAAGTCATAACCACCAATTATGTTTCCGTCTTTATCTGTTGTTGCACATTTAAAAGGAAAGCCACTTCTTTCTGACCATGTTGCTGCATCTACGTGATAGACTAATCCTAAGTTTAAGAATGTTTGGCCATCAATACACATGTAATAATGTAATTCTCTTTCACGTTGACTGTATACACCGATTGCAGCAGGTAGTTTGTCTCTACTTGCACGTTCAAAGTATTCTTGCAGACCTTGCGATATTTTAGATAATTTTAAGTCAGCTCCACCATCTAGTCCACCTTTGATGAGATAAACACCATCTTGTGACATGAATGATAAACCTAAGTTTGGAATAGGGACGATGGTGTGAGGTGACAGTGTTCCAACCCCTTGAATGAACGGAACCAAATTAAGTCCATTAACACTGTCACCTCTTATCAGGTCTATCGCATTTTCTCTAAACACCAATAGAGAATTATAATATGGCGCTAAACCTGTAATGTCCCCACCCTCACGGGTTCCCACTTCAAAATAGCTTTGTGCTGAAAAAGTGTCTGGTTGTAGAGGTTGCGAATAATAGATTCGCGTGGGGTCCATCTCACCACCGTCGATAAATAAAACATTCTTAAACGTTGCACTAAATCTGCATGCTGGTGATGGCATAAGTACAGACGTTGTAGCTAGTGGTGCTTCTGCACCTAATTCTGTATCAGCTGTAAAGTCTGTGAATGTCTCATCTGCATTGTTGTTTAATTGTGCTGCAAAGAAAAAAGTGTTTGAATCGTTTTTTGTTCTGTATATTCGTCTAGCCAGTGTGCCATTTGGCCCCTTTGGTATGTCAAGTATAAGTCCAGTTGTAGGAACGCCTGTGGCTGAACCTCTTGTAGTTGTTGCTGATGTAATACGAACTTCATTTGATGCTTGACTAAGTGGTGACTCAGAACCTGCTTCATTAACAAAACTTACTTTGTATCTGTATCTTACAGACTCAGCATCAGTAGAAGAACTTACACCACGAAATGTTGTGTCTGCACCGGACCATATTTGGTCATTAAAGTTTTCATCTGTACTATCTAAAAAAGTTTGTGGTGCAGAGTCCGGTGCTCCTACACTCCGGATAGTCGGCGTTCCAGGTTGTTGTCGCCATCCTAAGTCATATATTGATGCACTGTTTTTAGAACCTTTAAACTTAAGTGGTCCATCTAATCCGTTTGTAATAATACAATAGCGACCATAAGGTTCATAACTTGTGTGAGGTTGTGTTGGACTAGGTGTTTGTCTGCTTGTTTTAAGTGTCACTAATTCGTTACCACTACCTGGTGTTGATGGGTCAAGTACAAATAGTTTCCCATTTGTTTCATATAAGAATGATTGACGTGCACCGTTATGTTGTTGAAAACAATAGATACTATCAACTTCTCTTTGTAATGCTGCAGTGAAAGGACCAAAACCAGTTTGATTACTAAAAAACTTTTCAAAACCTAGATTATTAGTCCATGCTCGTGTTTTAGAATCATACTTCCAATTAACTAATCTATTGGCACTTTCATTAGGAGCAGGTATACCGATGTATAAACCACCTTGTGGTAATACTTCTAATTTTTGATTTGTTTTCATTTAGCTTCCGTCCTTACCTAGCGTTCTCGTTAAAGTTCTGTAGGGTACTAGTCGCATTGGCCCGGATTTAAAACCTTCTTTAATGTAAAGTGCCGAACGCTGTGTTAAGTGTCTTTCTTCTATCTTCTGCATTTCTTTATCAGCTTTCTTTTCGTAATACACCGCCTGTGTATCTTCACCATGTTTAAACAACGCCTCTTGAAGTGACCGATAAACGATATATCGATGACAATCTATAGGACATGTTGGCTGGTCATAATCATCTACCAATTCAGTTGGATAAGCTATGTAACGAATGTTTATTGGCGTTTGGACAGTTGGTCGTGGATGTAACCGAATGCGCATCCTTGATATAACTGGTTGGTTAAAGCGAGGAATCATTCTAAGCTTATCTGTGGAACTAATCTCAATTAGTGTTTGTGGCCAATTAAGTTGTACATCATAGTCATCTTGTCTAAGATAAGAGATACCATCAGTTGCTTGAAGTACTGTATAATCAATCATGCCTAAGTCACGAAGAAAGTCTTCTTCAAAAGCTACTGCATCGTAGCCATCGATAGATTTAAGACGGACAAAAAATCTCTTACGAAGTCCGTGAAAGCCAAATTGTCTGGTGTCCATGGTATTGAAACGAGGTGCCTGATTTGCTTCAGTTATTTTTAATTCAAAGGCGTTTGATAATTCACCATGAATGTTGTGATACTCATAAGCCATGTGGAATTCATATGTTCCGACTGGCCATCCTGGTGATACTGTATAAGTGTCTACTTTAAAATCTTTACCTGCACGAGGCACGAAATGTGTTAGGTCTTGATAACCTGCAGGTGCTTTGTCAAATACGACAAATTGTGTTGGTGTGCCTGTAATGTCAAAACGATAGTTTAACTCTTCTTCTTTGACGCGTGTGCAATTGTACATGTGACCTAAGGAATTACCTTGTCCTGCACCGGTCTCTGCTGTGTTTCTAATACCTACAGAAAGTACTTGAGCACAGTCTTGGGGTAGATTTAGGTATCTTTGAAAAGCGTTTCCTGTAACCGTCTGTGTGGCTCCACCTGTACCATACCAGTTTACCTTTTCAAAGTTATTGCTTTGCTTACTAACAAAGACTTCATTTGTACCTTTATCAATTTTATCGATAATATAGATACCGTTGTTTTCTGCTGAGGTGGCATTTGTAATTTCTACATAGTCACCTTCATGATTACCTTGTCCAAAACGAAAGTCTTGTCCAATTCCTGTTGTGTTATTAACACCTTCAATAGCAGATTGAAAGAATCCATTAGCGTTTTTAGGAATAAGACGTAAGTCAGTTTGAGTTGTATCAGGATTTGTATAGACATTTAATGTTTGTTGAGCCCATGTCCAGGGTTGTGTCATGTAGAAGTTCAGATAAACCTCGTTAATGATACGATTTATTTCTTTGTTATATTGTGGAACATCTGGATTATAGTCCAATATGTTTGCCACCATGTCGCGCATTTCTTTTAGGTTCATCTCTACTCCCGCCTAATAAAAAGGCCCGCCCGGAAGGGCGGGCCAATATCAATTATCTAACTAATAACTAGCCGATTACCAACTCTTAAGTACGAATACTCTAGAGGAGTTATCTCCAGTTTGAGCTTCCATAGCGATAGCAACCACGTGAGGTGACTGAGCAACAGCACCTGTAGTAGTACCAGTTCCGTCACCAAGGTCAGTTCTAAAAGAATCGACTTTGACAAGTTTCCCGTCAGTACTCATGGTTAAGCGGTCACCAGCAGCGATATTAACAACATCACCTTTGGTAAGAGCTTTTTCAACAATACCGCGAAGAACGATATCGATGAAATCACCGCTAGCAGCATCTTGAGGAGTTTTAGTTCCTGCAATAACTGCTGCTTCGTCCATTGAATTGTAACCTTGATATACCCCAACTGGAACATAATCAGTGCCATCAGCTTCAGCAACACACAAGCCACGAAGACCATTGGATGTTTGACTGACGTCTAATGAAACAGTTGCTCCAGCTGTAATAGCTTCGGTTGCACGAAACTTTTCAATCTGTTGTCTGTTAGATACCGCATTAGAATCTTCTCCGACTCCGGTTTCATCTGATGCGAATAATTTTTGAATTAATGTATTTGTAGCCATAATATCCCCCTATTAACTTGCAGCTGTTTCGCCATCACAAAGAATACCTTGAGATGCCATATGTTCGAAATAAACCTGAAGTCTAGTGTAGATGTTAGCAGAACGTGAAGCATAACCGCTTACTGATTCGAAATCGTCCATCTCAAATTGAGCTGCACTATCAAAACCAATCTTCATATAACGAGTATTTAAGAAGTAAGCTGAAATAATTTCTT